CTCGACGCCGTCGACGGCCGCGGGGCCGGCGTCAGGCAGGCCAGGTACGAAGAGCTTGTAGGCACCGTCCTCGAGATCCAGCGTCGACGCGTCGAGACGCACGGGATCCGCGGTCTTTTTGGAGACCTTGACGTTCGTCAGGCCTTCGATTGCGCCGAAGGCCATTCCCTGAGAACTAGTCATGGGCATGGATCAGGAGCCCTCCGGCGGAACGTACTTGTAGGTAGCGGTGCCTTTGACGAACTCGCCGACCGCGTACTCGGTCTCGACCTCCGTACAGACCCAGCCGGTGGACCCTGCCGGATCTGGCTCAGGGGCCAAGCCGAAGAACTGGGCGACCACCGTCTCGGTCACGCCGTCGTCGTGCAGCGGATCGACGTCCACAAGCGGCGCGTTCTGGTACTTCCGCTCGCTGTCATCTAGGACCGTGACGTCCATTCGGTTTCCGGTCGACGTCACGTCCACGCCGGTCGTGTTGACCTTGACGTTCGTGCAGTTCGCCGGGAGCGTGGGCCCCGGGCTCGGCATGCTCGAAAGAACGGCCATTCGTTACTCGCTCCAGGCGATCTGGTAGGTCTGTTCGACGATGTACGTCGGCACCTCGCGGCCCTCAAGGTAGACGGCCGCGGAGTCCCTGTCGTCCATGAGGAGACAGTGCTCGATTGTCAGGTAGTCCATCGGCCCCGTGAACCGGTGCAGGGCATCGGAGACGGCCTGGGCGATCTCGCGGGCCTCGAGGTAGCCGTCCGCGTAGATCTCGACCGTGTAGGTCGCCTGCCGCGGGAACGCGTCCAGTTCGGGCGTCTCGGAGAGCTCGTCCTGGAGCACGAGCTGGGGCTGGGTGGAGGCCCGCTGGAACACGACGTAGGGCGGCTCGCCGCCGCCGGTGTAGCTGACCGGGTAGGCCTCGACGCCGGAGCCGGCGGCCGCCTCGATCGCCTCGTAGAGCCAGGACTCGGGGAGCATGGTTCAGCCTCCGGGGTTGCGGCCGCTTGCGACTTCGCGGACGGCCCGCTCGAGGGCGATCTTCAGTTCCGCCGGGAGGCGGGCCTGGACCTGGGGCCCGATCTGCGACATCAGGTTCGCCACCATGCCGCGCGGGGCGATGCCCTTTTTCGTGCCGAACTCCAGCCAGATCGCCTTCCGGCTCTCGGGGCCAGCCTTGTAGCCCAGCACTGCGAACGCTGCGTCTTTCTTGGATTTGGTGCGGACCCGGACGGAACGCCGCAGGGCCCCGGACGACTTCCGCTTCTGGCCCTTCTTGCGCCGCCCGCGGCGCGTGCCCACCGGCGGCGTCACTCGCCTGAGATCGCCGACGTGCGGTTTCGCGGCCCGGCCGACGGCGGCCTTTAGGTGCTTGTTCCGGATCCGGGGTTCGAGCTGGCCGAACGACCGCACGAGCGCGGCGATCTCGCGGTCGACCGGGCTCATCGAGATCGTGATCATGCCACTTGCTCCTCGACGGTGAGCTCGAGCTCCTGGCGGTGGCCACGCTCCAGGACGCTGGAGACGTAGAGCAGCCGGTCGCCGCGGGTCAGCCACCGCAGCCGCATACCGCCGACCACGTCGTCCCGCCAGTGAGTCCGGACCAGGGCCTGGACGGCCCCGCCGACCTTGGCCCGCTGCTCCTGCTCGATGTAGGCCTGCTGCTCGTAGGACCCGTAGAACCGGCCGACCTCCTCCCAGTCAGACGTGATCCGCTCGCCGACGTCGTTCCGCTCGTCGGCCGGCAGCCGCTCGAGGGCGAACTTCTCGCGCATGATCCCAGGGGGCGGCATCACCAGCCTCCGTTATGCGACAGGCTGGCGAGCAGCGTCTCGAATCCCTGCGGCAGTTCGGCCGCCGAGTTCTCCGCCAGGACACCGCGGTTACTGAACATGTGCTCGACGTACATCAGGATGGCCGACTTCACTCGCGGCCCGGCCTTGTAGCCGCCCGTCGGGCCGGCCCAGTATTGGACGACGAGCTCGTCGGTCGGGGCCTCGTCGAGCTCCAGGACCGCCGGCTCGGCGTCCTCCTCGAGGTCGTAGTCGGCCCCGGCCAGCTCGTCGCCATCAGCCTCGGCCGAGAACGGATGGTCCGCGTCCACGAGCACCGGCGGGTAGGGCAGGGCGTAGGTCGTTCCCCGCGGGCTCTTCCACTTGGCCCGGTAGCGCTTGGCCGCGAGCGACCGGCCCAGCCGAGACTCGACGAGCTCGCGCGCCGCCGCGATCTTGTCGGCCAGCATCGTGTCCCATTCGGTGTTCTCGGGCGCGAGGCCGAGCTGGTGTTTCGCGTCCGCCACGCTCACGGGCTCGACGACAGGCTGGGAGATCACGCGCAGGGTGTCCGGTTTCATGAGCTTCCCACTCCCTGGATCACGGTCGACTGAATCACCTTGGTCTCGGTCTCTTGGAAGAGCACGGTCCCCGAGAACAGAACGTAGGCCGTCCAGGTCTCAGCGGAATCGTCCGTCTCGTCCGTGATCGTGATCTCGACGTTCCACCTGTTCGGCCCGAAGGCCGCGAAGTCGTACGGGTCGAGCAGGGCGACGACCTGGTCCTCGTCGCCGGAGCCGGAGCCCATCTCCTCCGAGACATCGAGGACGATCTCGTCCTGTCCGGCCGTAGCCACGGCCGCGAGCGTGCCGGCCGGCAGCTCCTGGCCCTCGGTGATCGTGATCACGACTTCCCGGATGTCGTCGGTCGACCGGAGCGTGACGAGCCGCCTGGCCGAGCCGGAGAGCCGCTGCTTGACGATCTCTGGCATGGGCGGCTCCTAGCGGGCCTCGAGGGCGATCGGCGTGGCCACGGCCCTCTCGAACCGGCTCGCGTCCAGGAGCGGCCGGGCGGCCTCCGGCACGGCGACCTGGAGCCGCTCGAGCTCGGCGGCGAGCTTGGGCGTGGCCTGGATCACCTCGCCGGACTTGTAGCCCCGGTAGGCCTTCACGAGCCGCAGCGAGACCATGTGGTCGGGGCTTGCCATGCGAGCTCCTCAAATGACAGCGGCCGGAGCCGGCATCCCTGCCAGCCCCGGCCGCCATGCTGGCCGATGGTGTCGGTGGATCAAGAGCCGCTGACGAGCTTCGCGACGAAGCTCGCGTCGTGGTTCGAGATGCCGACCCGCTGCGTGCCGCGGAACACCACCTGGTCCTTCGCGAAGCCGGCGTCCACCGAGCTCGCGATCTGGAGGCCGTTGGCCTTGTAGGCCACCGCGGACGACATCGAGAAGTCACCGTAGAGGGCGAGCGTCCCGGCGGGCAGGCCGAGCACCCGGTAGACCGGAGCGCCCATGACCACCGGGAGAACCCGCTCGCCGATCGTCGTCGACTGCGAGACCACCGAGGAGGCCATGATGTGGCCCCAGCCCTCGCTCGACACGACCCAGGCGGTGTTCATCGCCCGGCTGTCGATCTTGCCGACGATCTCGGCCAGGTCGGCCCCGTCCATGTCGGTGCCGGCCTCGACCTCGTTTCCGCCCGGGATCTCGTCGACCAGGCCGTCGATGCCCTTGCCGTTGTCGCCGTTGAGCCACACGTCGTCGATCTTCTTCGCGATCGCCAGGCCGAGCCGGTTGGCGACGGTCGAGGCCAGGGCCACGCCCGAGGCCGCGTCCTCGACGAGCTCGTTCGAGACCTCGATGAGACGGCCCATCTTGTAGAGCGTGAGCTCGACCTTGTCGGTCGTGGCCTCGTCGCCCGTGATGGTCTCGTTCTCGTCGAACCACTCGGCGACGATCTCGCCGATCTTCGGGATGATGATCGAGTTGGTCGACGTCGGGTAAAGGCTGGCGAGCTGGAGGCCCACCGAGCTGTACTGGAGAACGTCGATGAACCCGTTGAAGAGCTCGGGGGAGAGCAGCTCCTCGCCCGAACCGGCCGACGTCCCGGCCATCGCCCGGAGCTCGGCCTTGTCCTTCCGGGCCAGGGCCCGCAGGAACCGGCCGGCCCGGTCGGCCGCCTCGTAGGTGCCGAAGCCGCGGAGCTGGGCCTTTGGGAGGACGTGGACCGCCGGGGCCGTCTTCTTCTCGACCGCGG